AACTACAGGATGTTCAGCACTCTCCAGAAGATCTCGACATCTTCCTGCGACTCAGGTGATCTTGAATTTGATGCGCTTAAGGCAGAGGCACACGAAGCTGCCCAACTAAGCATCATCAGATGTCTAATAGAGGAGGCAGAGAAATGAGCTCAGATGTTACAGGAGACCGCCGCCAGAATGGCTGGAACGAGTACTCAAAACTCGTGCTCAAAGAGCTGGAGACACTCGCCGACAGCATTGATAGCCTGCGCACAGAGATTCAGGGAGTCAAGCAGGAAATTGCGAAGATGCAGGTGCGGGAGGACAAGGTGAAGGAGCTCCAAGAGTGGAAGTCCAAGATGGACGACGCCGCGACGCCCACTCAAATCAAGGAGACCCTTAAGCAGGTGGATGACCTAAAGATTTTTAAGACAAAGTCAATAACTGTGTTCGCAGTCGTGCAATTCCTAATGGCAGTATTCGCGATACTCGTGAAGTTTATAGACAACTGAGGAAATAGCTTGGCCACTTTCATACAGACAACAGCACCCACGCCATTTGGATTCTTTGACACTGACTCTGTTTTCCAGACAGAAGCAGATGCCATGGTCACCTTTGTCAAGCGAAAATTAGGTGACGATATCCTATCTGTTGAGCTCACCAAGAAACAGATCTGGGCTTGCTTTGAGGAGGCCACGCTGGAGTACAGTGCGCTAATTAATCAGTACCAGGCAAAGTCCCAGCTTTTAAATCTACTCGGAGTCGAGACAGGATCTCTTTCAGGCGCAGAGCAGAAACTTCCTCGTGAGAACTTAGAATACGTTTTAAGACAGGCAGAACCTTACTCAATGGAAGCAGGACTCGGGGGATCGTACACAGCTCAGTCTGGATCCATACAGCTTGTGAAGGGTCAACAGGACTACGACATCTACACAGAGCTTAAGGATGAGTCTGGGAATCTGCTTTACTCAAGCAGCTTTAACACTCCAAGATCAAAAATGAAGATAATGGAAGTGTTCCATTTCAATCCTCAGGCTGCATATCGCTTCTTTGACACGACATCCGCGATCAACTACTTGAACAATGAGTTTGCATTTGAGAGCTTTACTCCTGAGACTGTCTTCTACATTCTTCCCACCTTCGAGGATATCCTCAGGGGAGGCATGCTCAGCATCTCTCAGCGTGTTAGGCGCTCTCATTACTCGTATAGAATTGTTGGAACTAAACTTAGACTGTTTCCGACACCAACACAGGACGATCCAAAGAAGGTCTGGATTCGTGTGCAGTTCAGCCAAAATCCTCTTTCAGCACCATTTGGAGATAGCACTATAAACGGAACTAGCAATCTGTCCAATGTGCCGTATGGAAATCTCCAGTATGGTAAGTTAAATTCTATAGGAAGACAGTGGATCAGACAGTACTGTCTTGCTCTTGCCAAGGAGCTGCTAGGTCTAATCAGGTCAAAATTCTCCACGATTCCAATTCCTGGTGCAGACCTCACACTGAACGGCTCTGATCTCGTGTCACAGGGTCGCGAGGAGCAGACTGAGCTTATGACACAGCTGAAGGAGATGCTCGACTCACTAACTTACAATAAGTTGTTAGAGACAAAGGCAGCTGAAGTCGACAACCTTCAGAAGATCCTACGTAATATACCGATTCCAAATGGTAGGGCAATCATAATGGGTTGATTGGAGACATAAGTGGCTAGACTATTTGTAACACCGCGCGAGATAGACTTCATAAGTGATATCACTAAGGAGATCACTAAGGACGTGCGTGGACAGAAAATCTACTACTACGGTGTGCGTGAAGATCTCTCTAATGTGCACGACATCTACGAGGAGGCTCCTGAGAAGATTTTTAACCCACCTCTAGAGTTGGAGGCATCTGTCGAGTGGGAGCCGCCAATAGTCACCACAAATAAGTTTGGCTCTGAGACGCTTCTAAAGATAAGTTTCTTCGCCCACTCTAGGGACTTGTTAGATAGAGATATTGCAGTTAAAATGGGAGACTACTTCTCGTATGGACAGGAGTTCTATGAGATCACTTCCATCATAGCGGAGAAGCAGATATACGGCCAGATAGAGCACCAGGTGGGCAAGAAGGTCACAGGAGTCCAAGCCCGCCGTGGCCTTATTGATCGTGAATCTATTGGTCCCTCCTCAGAGGAGGATCTCGAGAAGGACGCGATACAGAAGACTTTCGACCAGCAGCGCGGGTACGAGACAAACTCTTTGGGTGTCACTGAGGACAAGCGCCAGCTTGTTGAGGACGGAAAGCTTGACCCTGGACTAACTGGTCCAAAGATAGTCAAGGAGCAGGGCTCTGAATCCACGTCATACTTCTACGGAGATGAGTGATGAGCACTAGAAGAAATGTTCAGAAGGGGCCTAATACTGAGCCCGGTGGTTTTGAGGGAAATGATGTGCCTGTTGACACATCGATCCCTTCGTGCACAATTGAGGATGTTGACAGGGCAGTGTTCAACCTATTTGATAAGCAGCTTCCACTGCAGACGAGGCAGGGTGGCAATGGATCAGGTTCGGGCTCACGTAAAGTTCCTGTTATATTTGCCACTGGTGAGAGATTTGCCTTCTTACGCAGAAAGATGCCGCTGGGGGACCGCGGCGGAGATCACAGTGCTTTAATTATTCCGCTCATATCCATCACCAGAACAAACATCTCCCAGGATCCTGACAATGGAATCAGCGGTGGACAAACACGGCCAATAGTCATCAAGCGGAGACTGTCAAAAGACAATCCAATCTATAAACGCCTCATCAATGAGTACGATCTAAGAAATCAAGACGACATTGCGGATCCCGACCATAATCTAATTCCCTCAGGCAGCGGTGCACTTCCTGGTACTGTTGGATCTCGACGAGAAGGATTTCCAGTGTCAAGTGATGTTCGAGCGGGAAAATTGTTGAGGCCAAGTCTCTCTAATAATATTTATGAGACCCTGACGATTCCTCCCATAAAGTATTACACAGCCACATATAATGTCACTCTGTGGACGCAGTACACTCAGGAAATGAATGATCTCCTTATGACAGTGATGAGCCTCTACCAGAATAATGACAGGAGGACGTTTAGGCTTGAGACTAATAAGGGCTATTGGTTTGTGGGGTATGTGGGAAGCGACCTATCAGCCGACAACAACAGCGATGACTTTACAGACTCAGAGAGAATCATACGCTACAACTTTGACGTGAAGGTCAATGCTTATATTGTTGCGCCACAATATCAAGGATCACCCGCTTATATTAGAAGATACGTCTCGGCGCCAACTGTTGAATTCAATACATTTTCATCACAGGGCCAAGTTGTAATTGGAAATAGAGCAGTTCCTAGCGGTGATCCGAATAAATTCATCATGGAGGATCTCTACAGCGAGACGAATGAGACAGTCGTCGGCAACATAGCTTCTAATGCTGCAGTTGATGGTGTGAATTCACTTGATGTGCATGCTGACAATGGTCCTGCCACTGTAGGGGGATATAAGAATAGTTCTTTTAATGCCTCTGTGCGCACTGTTGTTACAAGCAGAAATCTCTTCACCGGAGAGCAAACAAACAGTATTCTTAGAGTAAAGTCAATTAACTCTAGAAAAGGTGAGACAGTTTATAGTCAACAGCAACTCAACGATATTGATACAATAAAATAAGATGACATCTTTTTACAGATGTCGATCTGCTGTTAATCCACACAGGAAGTATGGGATGTCGACTGATACTTATAAGAGAAACGTTCTAAGGAGTTAACTCAATGCCTGAACAGACATTTAGATCACCGGGATTCTTTGAGCAGGAGATTGACCTGTCAGCCCGAGAGGGTGGCACACTCGGAATTCCAGCAGGTGTGATTGGTACAAGCCGCAAGGGTCCTGCTTTCGTTCCTGTCACAATTGGCACATTCATTGATTTTGAGAATAGGTTTGGAACCTTGGATCCGGATAGGTTCGGACCCTACGCTGTCAATGAGTTCCTAAAGCATCGCAATGCTGTGACCTTCATGAGAGTGCTCGGCGGAGGTGCAAATAGCACAGAGTCGGATCTCAACAACACAGAGACAATGGGAACTGTGAAGAATGCAGGTTTCATTCTCTCTGCGTCCTCAGCAGACCTTTCGCCGGGCGCTGTTCAGTTCCTATGCGCAAATCAGTCATTGCAGACCGGAGAGATGGTGGGATTCCCCGTCTTCTCCGACAACCGTTCTTTCAATGAGCGTGGAACAGCAGGTGGCGACGCGAATGTTGTTCGCGCAGTCCTGTTCACAACGACAGGATCACGCATCGAGGTCCTCGATCACAACGAGTTCTACACGGCACCTGCAGCAGCTGACTCCCTTGCGACGCTCGGTGGAACTGCTTTCCTGGGTGAGCCTTACTTCAAGCTCGTGATATCATCTTCGCAAGGTCAGACATTCTCCTATGATGAGCTCAAGCCTGGTGTTCGTATCCTCACGGCTTCTCTAAATCCTGCCAGCAAGCACTACATTGGTAAGGTGCTCAACACAAATGCTGACAAGTTCCAGGAGATGCAGCACCTCCTCTACATAGACCTTCCAGTTGAGAATGAGCTAGCAACTGTCTCGTCTGTTGCAATTCTCTCGGGAACGAGCTCAACTTCACTGTCTGGCGGAGATACAGCAACGCCCTACAGAAATCTATTCGGTAAGTTTAACACACGCTACACAACGCCGCGGACTCCTGCAATCATCTCTCAGCCTTTCGGCTCGGCAGAGTATGATCTCTTCCACTTTGAGACGATAAGTGACGGAGACTCATCCAACGAGGAATACAAGGTCTCGATTGCAAATATCCGTAAGTCACTCGATCCAGCAAATCCATACGGCACATTCGATGTGCAGATCAGACGTTTCACAGACGTCGACACGCTTCCTGAGATTGTTGAGGTATATCCTGCTTGCGACCTCAATCCTCGCAGCGAGAACTATGTCGCCCGTAAGGTGGGCGACAAGAAGGTGTACTTCAACTTTGACACTACAAACGAGAACGAGCAGCGTCTCATCGTTGAGGGGAAGTATCCCAATCGCTCAATGAGAATTCGCATCGTGATGAACTCAGCAGTTGAGAATCAGACAGTGCCGAGAGACGTGCTTCCCTTCGGATTCCGAGGAATTCCTGTTCTCAAGACGTCCAACTCACTCACTGATGATAAGCTCACTGTGCTGGCCGATCGATTTGGATCAGCCCTGGGTGACAGCAGCACGGTTCGCCTTGGGGGCATCACGAACGCTGTGACACCCCTCTCTGCATCAGTTCTTCCTCCCCTACCGCTCCGATTCAAGGTCACCCGCGGCGCGGTAAATGATACAAACGTTAGCTTCATTGGAAGCCCTGGAACAAATGAGCGAGCTGACAACCGCTTCTACTGGGGTGTCAAATTTGAGCGTCTCCCACTTGAGACAACAGTCACGAATGCTGTCCTTAACTCAAACGTCTCTGACGTTCCCAATCCCCTCGTCAAGGGATACGCGAAGTTCCAGGGAATCCAGAAGCTTGATACACTAGTGACAGGATCAGCAGCTGATGAGTTCAACAATAATAAGTTCACTCTTTCACGCGTTGCGCTCTATAACCAGCTAGTGGGTGGCCAGATCACAGACGTGACAGGCACTGCAAAGGACCACATGCTCCAGGCAGCATACCTCAGGAACGGCACGCCGAGCGCAGCCGACTACACAATCAACGATTCTGTTCTAGGCGCCAATAGAATTACGATGGCGACGCTGGTCCACTCTGCGTCCTCCGTGTTCAACCGCTTCCAAGAGTTCAACAAGTTCACCACAATGTTCTACGGTGGATTTGACGGCCTGAACATCCTCGATCGCGACAACCGTCTCATGAACGACAGAGCCAGCTCATCCGACACAGGCGGAAAGGCAGGAGACGCCTTCACAGGCGGACTTGGACTCAACGGAACAATTACAGGTGAAATGTCTGGCAAGGGCAAGGAGAACAATGTCGTTGCCGCCTACCAGCTCGCATCGAAGCTCATGACAGATGAGATCTCTTCTAACGTCAATATCCTCGCAATTCCCGGCATCAGGGATGTGCTTGTGACAGACTTTGCGCTCGAGGCAGTCAAGAGATACGGAATGGCCATCTACCTCATGGATGTGCTCAATTACGATGTCAATAGCAATCGTCTATTCGATAACTCAACAGCGAAGCCTGACGTTAGAGAGACGTCTGAGCAGTTCGACTCCCGTGCAATAAACAATAGCTATGGAGCGTCCTACTTCCCAGACGTGTTCCTGCAGGACACAGTTGCTAACCGTCCTGTGAAGGTTCCCGCGTCTGTGGCTGCAATGGGTGCCCTTGCATTCAACGACAAGGTTGCCTATCCGTGGTTCGCACCCGCTGGATTCAACCGCGGCGCGCTGGCTGATGTGACAAATGTCGCGACGCGTCTCAATTCAGAGGATCGAGACGTTCTCTACGACAGCAGAATCAATCCAATTGCAACGTTCCCCGCAGGTGGATTCGTGATCTTTGGGCAGAAGACACTCCAACAGGCAAAGTCCGCCCTCGATCGAGTCAATGTTCGCCGTCTCCTGCTCGAGGTGAAGCGCCTTGTCGCAGGTGTGGCTCAGCGGCTCC